TTGCTAAAAAATGGATAAATAAATTAAGAGATGATAAATTAGAATCAAAGGCAGATGTTGCTATATTATTAACTACTGTTTTACCAACGGGTGTAAAGTATTTTACAATACAAGAAGGTATAATTATTTGTAATTATGATTTGTTTTTTGGTTTATTAGATGTCTTTAGACATAAATTGATAGATATGCACGGGTTAAGATTATCCAATCAGAATAAATCTAGCAGACTCAGTATATTGTATGATCATGTTACGGATCAAAAATTTATAGATAAGATTCAACTTCTTTATAATTTGTATTCTGATATGAAAAACTCATTAGAAGCTGAAAAAAACTCTATTAAACGGGCATGGAATAAGCGGGAAGTAGAATTAAAAATATTTTCAGATAATGTTGATTCTATTTGGTCGGAATTAAACGCTATAACAAATGTATTTCCAGAGGGGTTTGGTCAATAGTGTGGCACAGTTATTGCATATTAATCTATTATGAAAAACAAAGATATTTATAAAAAAATAAGAAATGTTTTTAGAAAACATCATCTTAGATTATTGTTGGGAAGGAGGGCTATAAGTTTGTCGTGCTTTGTGTAATGGTGTGATTAAATCACAGACGGGGGTGTTGTTTGTATCAGCGAGGGGTGGGGCTGATATTATATTAAATTTAAAGGAGAAATTTTTATGGAAACAAAAATTAGTTTGAAAGAAAAATGTTTGATGTTTTTAATCGCAATGTGTTTAGTTTTGACTGCTTCATGTTCATTAATAACTAAACAAAATCCAAATGTCAAGACATCATTAGACACTGCTAAAGTAATATATGATGCTTCTTGTGGTTGGTATCTTGGAGTGTATAGTGATATTGTTATGTTAAATAAAGATCCTTATCTCAATAAAGATGCACAAAAGATACTAAGAAATGAAATAAATCCAGCAATGGATAATTATAAACACGGATTGATCGAATATGGTAATTTAATTGATCGAATTGAGACTGATGGGGTAATATCAGCTATAGTATGATGAAGCAAAGTATTATAGGTTTAATGTTAGCTATAAACCAATTACAAAGTATAGAGGGGGGATTGATATGATTCCTGTAATGACAATAGTTACTTTAATTGAAGCGATTACGGCCCTTGTATCTATAACAGGCAAGACAATAGTGGCTGTTGATAAATTGAAAAATGGAAAACCAGAAGATGTAGATATTGATGCTTTAAAGAGGTCTTTACTTGAACTACCTGATTTAACTATCTTATTTCCGCCAATAGAAGATAAAGATCAGAATCCGGAAACAGAAAAAGAAGATATAAAAAAGTAGTACTTATTCTTGGAATAGCTTAGTATAATATTTAACAAAAAAGGAGGAAATAAGTGCTTACATATATATTTATTTTTGTTATTGGTATTACTGTTGGACTTATAATCGGAAAAAAATCTAAAAAAGTTTCTAGCGTTAACTTTTGGGATAGAGCTTTGAGTGCTGAAGAAATAGCATTGTTGTATAAAGCTGATAAAATAATAAGTGAAAGTTATTCTCAAAAAGTATAACTAAAGTTCAAATCTTTTCACTAAGACCGATAATTTAAATCCAGAGTAGCTCAGTTGGTAGTAGCGTACGGCTGTTAACCGTGTTGTCGGGGGTTCGAATCCCTCCTCTGGAGCCAAAGCCGGCATAGTTTAGTTTGGTAAAATATCTGATTTGTACTCAGATGTCAGGGGTTCGAGGCCTCTTGCTGGCTCCAAAATAATTTTTATAAGGAAAAAGCAATGAAATTATTTAAAAATGAAAGTGAAGCACGGCAGTCGTTAAACGAAAAAGAAAAAGTATATACAAATGGGTTATGTCCTTACAGTAATAATGGTAAATTATGTGGATCTTGGTGTTCTTTGTTCTATTTTGATAAAGGTGATGGTAAAAGGGCTCCTTACATTATATTAGGTTGTAAAGCAGGGACGGATAAAAAACTGTATGTATAATAAAATAACAAATAAAAATATAATTTTTCCTAACATAGAAAAGCAATTAATAGATTCTATAATTTCAAATTATAAAATAAATAAACAAGTAATTCTTTCTTCTGGAAACATAAGTACCTATTATTACGATATAAAATCTCTTTTGCTAAACAATCTTGATTGGAATCAATTAAAAAATTTAGTAATTAAAGATTTAAAAAAGAAATTTCCTGAAATGTCGTGTGTTGCTGGTTATGGTGTAGGTGGGATGATACTTGCAACAAGAATAGCAAGTTGTTCTGAGTTTCGTATAAATCCACTTATTATTAGAAAAGATGTAAAAAAGTATGGTTTATTAAAACAAGTTGAAGGACATTGCCCTAATGGTACTCCTCGTGTTGTTATTGTGGATGATGTGTGTACCACAGGTGGAAGTTTCCTGGCCGCCGCAAAAATTTTGCGCAGCGAAGGAATAAAAATTTTAGGAAATTATGTGCTGTTAAAAAGAAAAGAAAGTAAATTCAAATGTGAATCGTTTATCTCCGTCTAGTAGTCTTTGTCCTTTTTGTAGATTTTTTGATTCGAAGTAGCAAGAGTAATTCCAAATTGAACATTGTTTTCTGTTTTTAAATTTTTTATATATCTCCCACACTTTATGTAATCACACAATCTTCTAACACGATAAGGTACTTCACCAAGATCATATCGTGTGAATAAAAATATTTTTTTATTAAGTATTTTTAGTTTTTCTAAAAAATCTATCAGTTCTAGATGATCTTGATCCATTGGTTCTCCGCCAAATAACATTATATTTTCTATGAGAATATCGAAGTCTTTTACTTTCTTTTTTATTTCTTTGAATTTTTCTAAATAGTTGTTATCATCCACAAATTCCCACAACTCTGAGTTATGACATTCCTTGCAGTGTGGTGGATTACATCCCGAGAAGTAAATATCTAGGGATTCCATAGAAAGTGTGTATTGGGTGCTTGCTACATTCATGATCTTATTAGACATCTCCTTTTAGTGTGAATTTATAATTACCGCAATCCCAAATTCTATCATAGTTATTATTAAGCATATTTTGGTATTCTGTTAAATTTGGATTAAAGTTAGGTAACAGTTTTGATAATTCAGATTTTCTATATTTGAATCTATGTTCTAAATATGTTTTGCCTCTTCTGAAATACCAATAATTAGGCGTAGATGGTTTTAATTGTTTGAAGCCAAGTTTACCATAGAAAGAGCCATTGCTGTATCTGATATCTGCGAAAGTGTACAAATTATTAAATAAATAGTTGTTTTTAAAATAAGATAGAAATCTTGATGCCATCCCAGGAATGTAATAATTTAATAAACAGCAAAATCTTGATAATTCATAATTATTAGATTTTTGGTCTTTTCTTCCTTTTGCTATGGACGGTTTAGCAAAGGTTATTACAGAAATTAAGTTGTTGTTATAAAATGCACCTAGTTTTATGGAGCTATTACAGTAGCCTTGTATGTGATTTTTATTTAAAAATTTGCGGGCTAAAGATGCTGTAATGGTTTCTATTGTAGTTTGTCTTGCTCCACATAGTTTATCGAGTTTACCTAGTTTTGCACATAGTATAGATTTAACTATCTCCTGTTTTTCTAACCACTCATTTTCAAAAACATGTATTAGTTGAATGTTTTTTTCTTTACACATAATAGTTTTGTTAAGGTGATAGTTTTTATCTTTTTTTAGTCTTTCACTGTGCCAATGTATACCGTCATATTCTATTGCCATATTAAAATCCGGTAAGTATATATCTAGTTCAACAGGAGGTATTATGGTTCTTGTGTTTGTTACTATGTTTGTTATGTTTAAATTCCTTATAAAGTTTAAAATATCAAGTTCACCGTGTGATTTTTTGATAGGGTAACATCCATAACACCGTAGTATCTCAGGGTTTGTTCTGTGAAATATAGGATCAGCAACTAATGTTTCTCCTATCCATCCACATTTTTTACATTTTATTTTTACTAATCTATTTTTTGGTTCTGATAATATTTCGAAGTTTTCTTTTTGTGTATTTAAAAAAGCGTTTTGTTTTTCTAATACCCTTTCTTTTTTTTGTGTTATTATCTCATTAGATTCTAAGTATGAGGGTACGCCGTGTCTGTTTATCATTGAGTTCTTTATTTTATTTTTAACGTCTGTTGCTTGATTCGCGTATTCAGTGCCATATTTAGTTAGACATGTTTTTTTACTTTTTTCTTTTATTTTAGCTGACTGAAAAGGGTTTTTAACCCCATTGTTTTTTAAACATGTTTGTTCGGCCTTATTTTTTAGTGTTTTATTTTTAAATGCGTGTTCAGTACCATATTTTTTTAACATTGTTTGCTTACGTTTTTCTTTAGTGTTTTTTTCCTGTAAAGTACAAACTACCCCATATTTTTTTAGATTTGATTGTTTAAGTTTTTCTTTGACAATATCAGACTGCATCGGGTTTTCGGTGCCATATTTTTTTAAACATGTTTGTTTAATCTTATTTTTTATTTCATTACATTTTAAGTTGGTCGTTTCCCCATACCTATTTAACATTGTTTGTTTAATTTTATTTTTTATTTTCGGTGTTTGCATAGGGTATTCTACGCCGTATTTTTTTAAGTTTGATTTTTTTATTATATTTACGTTGTAAATATTGGAACATTTTTTACTACAAAATTTTTGATAGCCTTTTGTTATACCTTTAAACCTTGTAGGTTTTCCACAATTGGCACATATTCCTTCTTTATCTTGTTTTAAGTATTTATCATAGTAATCTTTACATGACACATTTTTATGTTTGTGACGTAGGTGTGTTCCTATACATTTATGTGTTGTATTACATATTTTACATGTAACCATTTTATTAAATTCCTTTATATTGTTGTCTGTTTGGAAAATCATGTTCCCTTCTTTCTTGTGCGGAGTTAGATAGGTCTACCAAAAAGCCAACTACACGACTATACGTATTTGTTATAGGTGCTCCGCAAGTAGGGCATATTGTGTTATTACCGACACTCATATGTTTATTTTCACATAAATTCAAGACGTAATTTAAAGCAAAATAAATTACTTTTTGTTTAGCACATGCTTTTATGATATTTATTATTTTTTGGGTGTCTTCTATCTTAGAATCTAAATTTACATGGAGAATACTTCCTCCTGACATTTTACTGTCCAAAGCTCCACTTATTCTAATCCTGTCTAGTACATCTGCTTTAGTTGTTAAGGGCACCCACTGATTCGCGTAAAAAGGAACGCCAATATCATATCCTAGGAGTTTGTCCTTTTTAGCCAATTTTATAGAGGCGTTTTCACTAGGAACTTGCTCACAGTTGAAAGCTGTTTGGTATTGTTTTTGTAGTTTGTCATTTGTTAAATTTATTGTATCAATTGTTTCTTTTGCTAATTCGAGTCCGTTATCTTTTGTTATGTCTTCTCCAAGAATTTGTATTGCTTCGTATAAACCATTTATACCTACAGTGTTATACTGGTTGTCTAAATTCATATATCCTAAAGTATATAAAGGTTGTGTTCCAAGTTTAATGCGTTTTTTGATAATGCTTCTTTTACTGTGGTTTATTTTACCTGCTATTTTTGTGTATTCTTTTATGTTTTCTAAAAATACTTCTTTTGTTTTAGATGTTAAAGCGAGCCGGGGCAAATTTATTGTTACAACACCGATACTTCCTATTTGAACTTTCGAGCCGACTCCAAAATTGTTCATATAAGGACTTTCTGTATCACTGCGTAGTCTACAACAGCTTGAGATCATTGTACTTTTTCCGCAAAAGAAGTTAATGAATCCAAATTCTTTGTTTTGTTCAGCCACCATTTTTACAAAAGCTTCATCATTTACGTTGTTATCTTTATCTAACGAGATACAGGCTGTTGTGACGGGAAAGGTTATTTTTCCTCTGCTCATCTCAATATTCATAACTTCTAAGAATATTTTTTGAACTTTTTTAATCGTTTCTCTTTTTGGTATTACTTGTCCTAATTCCTCGTCTGGAAATTTATAATCTTCGATTAAATTATCTAAAAAAACATCATCATAAACAGATACATTTGTGAAAGGAGATTGGTTGCTTCTGAAGTTTTGATTGATAGTATAAATAAAAGATGCAATGTTTTCAGATACATAAATCCATATGTCTTTTTCTGATTTAAATTTAAAATGGCAGTCTTCCCCAGTTTTTAAAATTTTATCTACATAATAAGACATAGCTAAAAATAGATCACTGATGCCGCAAGCTCCCAAAATTGAATTGGAAACAATTACAATACATTGTTCCATTTGACTTTTGAAAGAATACAAGCTTTTTGGTGGAATGCAATTTATATTTTTTAACATTTTTAATCCCATTAGGGCTACATTCATCGCGCTCATGTTCCAACAATAACTCATTTGGCAATTCCATGCATCATGAATATAAATATCTCCTTTAATTTGCATGGTTAGTAGTTTACTTGCTTCTTCTGTGTTATATAATTGCCTAAGTTTTTTCCACAATATAAAATAACTATTAAGTTTAAAAAAAGACTTCGGCATTTCATGCATGTATGTGATAGCATCCATCTGTGAAATGTTAGCATTTGAGTCAATACTTACATCAGCGGTGGTAGTTCTATTATTATAAAATTGTTTTGAAAATGTGTTAATATCTAATTGCTTTTTACCAATACCATCCAATTCAAAAAGTTCTTCACCATATTGATCTTTGAGTGAATCCATTAAATCAGAAAATTCTTTATCATATGAAAATGAAATATCCATTAAAAGGTGCTCCTATTTTATTGTGTAGTTGTGTTCGATTTGCGTGTCGATACCATTAATGTATGCACATTCTGTGCCATAATTGTAATAATCTCAATACTCTATAGTTGGCTACTGTGGCAGGTTTGAGTAAATAAACCCCTGCTGCTAGTATAGTAAAAGTGGGTTAATTCTTAGCTAACAAATACGTCAAATCTCAATTTTATTTTTAAAAAATAAATAAATTTTTTACTATATAAATTGGTAATATCAATAATCTTATTGACATGTTAGTATAGTGCTATGTGCTTTAATAGGGGGATTTAGGTCATGATGCTTTCTGTAAATGAAATGGTTAAAGTAGATGAATCTGTAATAAAAAAATATCATAAAAAAATGATAAATAACTTAAGTAAAAGAGGTTGGGCTCTTTATCAAGCATCTTCTGCTACTGTTACAAACATAGATGAGCTTGAAATAATAGTCTCTAACGGGTCTGAAAAAGAAAGCTTGACTAATGACACGCTTTATCAAATATTGCCTTTTGTAGAAGAAGACAATAATTGGGACAAAGTAAGAAAAACAATGGAAGAATGTATCATTACAAGAAGATACCCTTTTTTTGTAGATATATCTCCAGACGAAATAGACGAGAAAGGGAATGAATCATTAAAGGTAAAGAATGTATACCTTATCGACAGTATTTATTTTGATGAAAAAGAAAATATGTTCGTATTAGTTCCTGACTACGATTTAATGTTTTTTTTAGGTATTAAATCAGAAAAACAAGGAGATATTCTTTTAAGTATTCCTTCTGCTGCCGAAAAAGTATTACGACAAATGACCAAAGCAAAAAGAGAAGATAAAAGTAAGTATGTAGAGGATTTAATTATTTAAGGCGAAAATCCACGGGCACTGTTCGTTTATGTTTATTGTGTAATCCATAAAGGCCTGCTCTGATTTCTTATCAACGTTAGTTTTAAATTTGGCGCTGTAGAAAGATTATATATTATAGTTTCTATTCTGCTTTTGGTTATTGGTGTGTTTTTAATAAACTGAAGAACTCTAGTTTCAAAAAAAGGAGTCCCTTCAGAAGTAATAGGATCATATTGTATTCGTCTCATAGGGTCTCTATGTATTGCTGTAGTATTGAAATAAAAACCTAATTTAATAAGTAATTCATGTATGTTATCTACTAATTTTTCACTTGGTGTTGTTATTACTACTTGGGCCTTTGATTTAAGTTTGTAGTCTTTTGTTATTTTAGCATCGCTTGACATGGAGGAGTTTAATATAGTCGATAATAAATAACGAATAAAATATTTATCCAACTTAAGAAACTTTTCTGGGATATGTTTATTTCTTCCCAAACCAAACTGTAATAAAAAATCATATAAAACTTTATCATAACTAATAAGAGATAAACCCCTGTTATTTATACTTAAAAAGTTTTTTATATTTAACAAATCTAATGTTTTACTTATATCATTTAGTTTAGGTTTTTTATTTCTAAATATAATTGTGTTTTTTTGTTTAAGGATTCCACAGTCTACAAAGTATCCAATCACTTTAAGAATTAAACAAGTATCAAACATTACCCCTTCTTGTGTTATAGGGTTTAAGGTGTATCCAGAGTAGTCGTATTGGGGTGTTGTTAAATTTTTTATATTTTTAATATTTTTTATTTTTTGTAATCTATGTGCTTTTGTTAAAAGTAAAGTATCAGGAAGTAAGAAAGATTTATTTAGTGTATAAGTGTCCCCATAATATCGTTGTTTTTTTATGTTAGTAATCGTGGATAGTTTTAGATTACTTTTTTCCAGCCCGAAAATTTTTTGTCCAACGGTTAGTTTTTGGACAGTATTCCACCCAGTGTTTGTTAGTAAGTATGTGTGTTTTGGAAGCATTTTTGTCTCTGTTTCTAATATAGAAAGTTTAAACTTATTTACGGACGGAAAAATTTTATGCCAACATCTTCTGGAGTAATAGATATACCATTAAACGTAGAAACAAATGTTTTAGATATATATTATGATAGTTGTTATATTTTAGTTTGTACAAACTCTGGTGTTGAGTGTTTAAACAGTAGAACGCTTGAATCTATATGGTATTTTGATTCTACAATTGTTCAATCGACTTGTTCTAATCAGGAAATAGTGTGTTTTGGTACGATGTGTAGTGGCGTTTATTATGATGATTTTCCAAGAGCTATAGAAAATCTTGGAAATTTTTTGGCGGGCTGTAAAAAAGTAGACAGTTTAACATCCAGCGGTATTGTAGATATATGTACAACATCTAATGGGTTTTTTGTTGGTGGTGAAAACGGTGTAGATATTCTAACAACAAGTAGTGGATTAGACTTAGAAGTAACCTGTCAATTAACTTGCTCAGGTGTTAGTAGTGTAGCGTATTCTGTAGATACTGGAATTTATTATTGGTCTACGGCAAATACGGCGTATTGTGCAGATACGTGTGTACAAATATAAAGGATAGAAAATATGACTTGGTTATCTGGTTGGAAAAAAAGAATAAAAATAACAGTAGATCATACTAAAATAGATGGTGACTTGTCTAATTTCCCTGTGTTATTAAAGGTAACTTCTTCTGGTGTATTTACAGAACTTGGTGCTAATAGTAAAAAAATCGCTGTTACAGCTTCTAGTGGAGTTACACAAAATTATGTAGAGATTGAAAACTGGGATAATGGAAATACTGTTGCTTGGTTATGGACAAAAGTACCAACAGTTGTTTCTGGCATTGATACAGATATTTATTTATATTATGATAATAGTAAAGCCGATAACACAGATTACGTTGGTGACATAGGAAGTGCTTCCGCTAAAAATGTTTGGGATTCTAATTTTGTTGGCGTGTGGCATATGTGCCAAGATCCGTCAGGTGGTGCTAGTTGTATAAAAGACTCAACGTCTAACGTTCATCACGGAACTCCTAATGGCTCAATGACATCCGGGGATTTAGTTGATGGAAAAATTGGAAAAGCTTTAAATTTTGATGGTAATGATGATCGAATAGAGATTACAGATCATAATGATTTTGATTTTACCACCTCTTTTACTGGTGAAGTAATTGCTAAAATATTAACGGATTATAATTCTGGTTGGCACGTTTTATTTGCAAAAGGTGCAGATTCTGGAAATTTACGGTTATGGCAAATAGAGATTGTTATTGATGGAACAAAAGTTGCTAAAGGCGCCATACGTAAAAGTTCTTCAGATGATGTAGCTTTAGTAGGTGATAATTTTGCTTGGTCTGTAGATACTCAATATAATTTTATAATAACTTATGATAAATCTGCTACGGAACTAAAATTATATAAAGATGGGGTTCAGTTTGGTTCCACTCTTTCTCATGATGAAGATATGGTTATTTCTGCATTGCCGATCAATATTGGTTGCGGTTGGTATGCAGGCTCAAATGTGGATTTTATAAATGCTGTAATAGACGGTGTTCGATTTTCAAACACGGCCCGTTCTGCCCCATGGATCAAAGCAACTTATTATTCAAATTGGGATACTCTATTGACGTATGGTAATGAAGAGATTCGTACATATTATTTCTCAGGATATGTTCTTGAACAAAATAATCCAATAAGTAGAAAATTATATTTACATGACAGAGCTACTGGTGATTTAATTGGTACAACAACATCTAGTGGTGACGGTTATTATTACATGGAGACCGCTTCTTCTGGTTCTCATTATATAGTATGTTTAGATGATGTGGCTGGTATAGAGTATAATGATATGATTATAGGTCCTGCTCTTCCTACTACAATGTCTGGATAGTGGCGTATACTTATGTATAATTTTAATTTTGGAACAAGTAGACATACTAATTTTAATTTTAATTTCGGCGCTACTGGAATAAAACAATTAGTTATAAAATCTACAGCTACACCAGGTTATGTTATAAACAGTATAAATGTAGAAAATTTAGAAGGAGAAGATGTTTTATATGTTAATACTGTTAGCGGTATACTAAGAATATTTTCGTCTTCTTGTAGCGGTATAATAGACGATAGAAATATAGTAAGTTCAGCATATGAATCTGGAAGTTGTGGTGAAGAAAAAATTTTTGCGGGCTATGATACTAGTTTAATTGAAATAAATGTAGCAAGCGGAACAGAAGAGTCTTTTGAAGTTGTTAACAATATATCTAAAGTTTTATATTACATTTGGTAAAAATAATCTTGGTGATTTATTATAGAAAGGAAATATTATTATGAATAGTACAGAACATATATTATTAACAAAGATAAGTGAAGATTTACAAGATCTTAATGTAAGATATGAACACCGTATTACATTATTGGAATCAATGAAAGAAAAACAACAAGAACAAGTAGATGACTGTATGAGTAAAAAAGAATGTGATACTTTTACAAGTAACATAAAAAAGGCAATTGGTTTTCTTTATGCATGTTTGTTGAGTTTTGGAGGTGCTATTATATATAGTATATTTAGAAACTAGCATGGTTTTTGCATAATATAAAAATACATTATAGGTAAACCATAGCTGCAGGGTTTACCTTTTTGTTTTGGCATGGAAATTGCATATAGTTATTGTAGTATTTAAATAGTTTTTGGAGGACGATTATGATAAATATAGTTAAGCCTAAAGTTCTTATTGAAGAGTTTGATGCAGAGTATATTATAAGAAAAATAGAAAGAGCAGCAAGGACTTGTTATAAAACGGAAAAAAGTAAGGCACCTGTTGGGCAGTTATTAGATAAGCGTCTTTTGAAAACCCCTGATAGGGCGGAATTTTGGAATACATATCGTGATGGTATTATAGATCCAAAACTTTTAAAAACGATATTAGCGAATGTTCATTCAAGTGTTTTAGAACATTGTACGATTAGTATAAAGGTTATAACGAATCGTGCTTGTAGCCTCGAATGGGTAAGACATAGAATTGGTGTAGCTTATTCGCAAGAGAGCAGCCGTTTCTGTAACTATAGTAAAAATAAATTTGATAATAAAGTAACAATGTTAAAACCATATTTTTATAAGAACGAAGAACAATATAAGATATGGAAAGAAAATGTAAAGTTATCAGCGAAAGGTTATTTTGATTTGTTAAAAGTTGCTACTACAGAAGAGGCGCGAGAGTTATTACCTAATTCTACAAAGACTGAAATTACTATTACATACAATATGGGAGCATGGCGCCATTTTCTGGATTTGCGCACATCACAAAAAGCACACCCGGAAATAAGAAGAATGGCTATGACGCTGTTATGTGAATTTTCTACAAGGTTGCCTGTTTTATTTGATGATATTATGAGTAGATACACAAAAGATCCAGAATTTTTTCCCGGTATCGAGGACGTGATAGTGGAGTATATAACAATATAATATGATAAGAAGATGTAAATTTTGTAATAGTTTGGTTTCCGTAAAAAGGCTATGAAGTGGGCGAATACGTTACCTCTGTAAGAGGTGTAAAAAAATATTAAAGGTTTCAGAAGTTGTTGAAAAATAAAAAAAGTAGGTGAACAAAATGTATAAGGAGAATGGTCGTTTAAACATAAGTGTGGCTGGCACTGTGTCTGATTTTACTGATGAAGGCACAGAAGCTTGTATAATTATAGATGGAGAAAAGGTTAGAATTAAACCTTCTTCTTCTAAGTTGTTGGCTAAAATTAAAAAAGGTTCGTATGTGAAACTTGAGTGTTATTTAGAGAACGGAAAACTATTTGCGTCCAGTAGGTCTGATTAAATGAATAAAATAGATAAAGATATTATTTCTGTTAGCTTATCAGAAAGAGATGAAAATTTATATGATGTAGTTATATATTTTAATTTGGTTAAGCACATGGCTGTTTATAGTCCGATTGTAGGTATTATGTATAGTTCTTTGCCACAGAACACAAAAGAAGATCAAGAGGTATTATTTAGAGTATCTAATGAAATAAAAAAAGTTTTAAATAAGGGTATATAATATAAGATAATGTCAAAAAGAAAAACGGAAGAAGACTATTACGAGTTAGCAGAAGGTCGTGGGTTTAAATGGCTTGGTGATGTGTTGCCTAAAAATACAGATATACCAACCGAATGGGTGTGTAGTAATACGCATAAATGGCTAGCGTCATATCATAATATACGCAATGGCAGTGGGTGTCCATATTGTGCCGGTCTTGTTAAAAAAGTAGAAAAAGATTATTATAATTTAGCAAATAAATTTGGTTTTATTTGGATTGGTGAAAAACTGCCTAAAAATGTTATGACTAAAACTTGGTGGGAATGTAAGAAGGGGCATGAGTGGAAAGCTACATATAGTGGAATACAGCGAGGGGGCGGGTGTCCTTATTGTTCTAAAAAAATAAGGAAAACAAGAAATGATTATCACATCTTAGCTAATAAAAACAATTTTAGGTGGTTAGGTAAAAGTTTGCCTAAAAATGTTAAAACTAAAACACTATGGGAAGATTTGTCAGATGGGAGATTATTCAGATTATCTTATAGTAGTATCTTGGGAAGTAGTGGAAAACCATATTGTTCTAAAAGGCTTATAAAAAATACCAGTGATTATCATAAGTTAGCCGAGTTTCGTAAATTTAAATGGGTTGGTAAAGATTTACCGAAAAATGCTATGACTAAGACTTTGTGGGAATGCGAAAGGGGACATAAATGGTTGGCAAAATATAATGATATATTTTGTAACGGTAGTGGTTGTCCTTATTGTGCTAAATGCGCAAAAAAAGTTGAGATAGATTATTATAGTTTGGCAAACAAATATAACTTTGTATGGATAGGTGAAAAGTTACCAAAAAATACGAATATAAAAACAAAATGGCTGTGTTTAAAGTGTGGGCATATTCGTGAAGTAACATATAGTAGTATTCAACAAGGTAAGGGTTGCCCATACTGTAAGAATATGATTAATGGCGTGTTAGTATCAAAGCCGCAAATAAAACTAAATGATTTACTTTGTGGAAGTTTGAACTACCCAGAAGGGAGATACCATATTGATGTTGCTATAATGCGAGAAAGTCAAAAAATAGCAGTGGAGTATGATTGCTGGTATTGGCATAATGGAAATGAAGAACGTGATGTTAAGAGAGATAGACTTTTGATATTTCATGGATGGAAAGTATTACGCGTAAAGTCAGGAAGATTGTTGCCAACACGAAAACAACTAAAGACAGCTATTAATTATTTGTTGAAAACTAATAACAAGATTTATAATCTATATTTGGAAGATTGGAAGTAAATTGGCATATTTTTTGCGTAAATATAAAAATAAAAAAAAAGTTTTAAAAATGAGGAGATTTGATTATGCCTGTACCGTACGTGATAGAAAAGGATAAAAACCACAACGAACGCATTTATGATATCTACAGTCGGCTTCTAAAGGATCGCGTGATTCTTGTTGGAGAAGTTATAGAATCAAACATGGCTAATTCTATTGTTGCTCAACTTTTGTTTTTGGAAGCTAATGATTCAGAATCTACAATTAGATTATATATAAACAGCCCTGGGGGTGAGATCGTCTCGGGTTTGGCGATATACGATACAATAAAGTACATTAAAAATGATGTTTCCACTTTGTGTTATGGGCGTGCCGCAAGCATGGCCTCACTATTGCTTGCGGCCGGTACACCTAAAAAAAGATTCATACTTTCCAATGCTGAAGTTTTAATTCATCAGCCTGTCGGTGGATTTCGCGGTCAAGTTTCGGATATTCGAATTACTCATGACCACATTATATCCACACAAAAAAGATTATATGATATTTATTGTGAAATAACTGGAAAGTCATATGAACAAATAAAGAAAGATTGTGACAGAGATTTTTTTATGACTGCCGAACAGGCGGTTGAATATGGTTTAGTTGATGAAGTATTAAAAACTTCAAAAAAAGATTGAACATTTTAGCCACGCAATCCCCGAACGCTGTTCAGGGTTAGTGGCGTAGGAGAATAAACACGATGTTACAACCACTAGATTACACTACAAGAATAACACTTGTTTTGCCTAGTAAAAGTAAACACGTGGGTTGCTTGGGCAACCCGGCATTAGAGCAAAGAGGCTCTGGTGTGGGGCTTAATGGTAATCCCCTAAACTTGGAGGTGGAAGCAAATGCAACATGCTGATATTAAACAAGAAACTCCGACCGCTGGTCGCGGGCGTATCATAAAAAATAACATTGGAGATAGAAATGAGTCAAGAAATTCGTTTAAATAGAGAGAAGGCTTTTAGTGAAATATGTGAATTAATTGATTTTGATCGTAGTAGGTGGCCAGAAGATATGGAAGTGTGGTTAGACCGTCGATACCGTGTTATGCCTCTACCAGGTTATGATACTCGTTATCCATCTACTCGTGCTTTTAGAGACAACATAAACGTTAAAGATCCGGTTTTCCAAAGAAGATAATAAGGAGAGATTTAATATGCTTTTAAAAGAAAAAATAAAAATATTTAGTAAAGAATTAGCTTTAATTAAGTCGTTTCAAGTAAAAAAATTCGTTATAGAATGCTTAGATGAGGCTCCAAGTTACATTTTTAAAAATTGCCCGTCAAGTTCTACTGGAAAATACCATAATATAGACGAGTTCACGAAAAAAGGGAATATCTTACATACGAAGCGTGTAGTTGCCAATTGTGATGTTATGGCCAGGGCTTTTGATCTAGAAGGAAAGGATAGAGATTTAGTTCTTGGTGCTGCTATACTACATGATATGGTTAAACAGGGTTTTAAACAAACAGGGCATACTGTTAAAGACCATGCTGCTTTGGCAGCCCAGTTAGTAGAAAAAGTTTTTAAGACAACAGAATCTAAAATAGAAAAAAAGGATTATGAAATTATTAGAGGTTGTGTTTTTTATCATAATGGTGTTTGGACACCTAAGCCAGATAATATACCAATTAGTAGTTTTACACCACATCAATTATGTGTCCATATGTCTGACTATAGTGCTACAAAATTTCATGCCGGTAGTGCAGTAAATGGTGTGGAAGATATTTTTGTAGAGTTTAAAGCTTTTGTTGAAGATTTTAAATTAAAGTTTAGGATAGATGATGTAAGAGATATTCCTATTATATCTGGCAAACTTTTTGGTGCTATGTGTTCTAGTATTAAAAATTTTTCGGCAATGGAAGAAAAGTTAATGATGTTAGCAGCATGGTGTATAAAGGCTATACTATATTTGAGAATTCATAAAACCATCTGGGTATATTATGAGCGAAGTATCAAAAAAGAAAATATCTTTAAAATTAAGAGGTAGGATATTATCTGAAGAGCATCGACTTAAAATTTCAATAGCTATGATGGGTAATACAAACAGATCAAAAAGAAATAGTTCTGTATTTATAGATGATTTATATAATGATTATATTAAAAATTATAGTGATGAAAATATAGGACAATGGATATCAAGTGTTAGAGAGGAGATATTAATGTGTTCTGGTATTTTTTCTAATAGACAATTATCTAGTTATTCTTTTATGGAATTAAGTGTTAACGATATAGATCAATTTCGTGGAGATAGTATAGACCCTGAAGCATTGTTATTAGTGTCTGAAACTATTAAGGAACTTGGTTTAGACATATGGGCGCTTGGCGATGACTAAAAAAAAGAAAAGTAAAGTAGAATATAAAGATAGTGTGGTTGTTACTTCTTTAGAAGAGCGTATTGGTGAAGAAAAGTTCGATGAGTTAGCATCAAAAGAACATAGAACACAAGAATTGCCAGAAAGAATAAAAAGCAAACGCAATGTGTCCCCAAACTCGTTAAAGAATTTAGCTCAATATAACAAAAATATATCTAAAGAATCTAAAAAAACAATGTTAAAAAATCTTAGATGTGTTGTTGATGAAAGTAAATTACAAGACGAAAAAGGACTAAAAGCTGAACAAGAAGACTTAGAAGATGATAAAAATCTTCGTGTATTTGAAAAGCTTGAAGTTAAGATAGGTGGAGATTTAGTATTGTTGTTTGATCTTATAGGTATGGTTTTTCCAACTTATCAAACTTTAACCAAAAAAGAACAAATTACATTTAATAATATATCAGCTGCTTATCTCAAGGATTTTGAAAATGAAGAATTGTCATATTCAGATATGGATGATGTATTTTCATTAGCTTTAAATAAAATACTTGAATTAAGGTTACTTAAAATAGCAAAGAAAAAACCAAACCTGCTTAGTGATACTTTCATTTCTTTAGAAAAACTTAAAAAACAAAATGATAAATTAAAAGAATCCTTGGCTACTACAAGAAAGGAAAGAAAGAAACATGTATTAAAATCTGGTGTTTCTATTCTTGATTTAGCAGCTAGTTTTGATGAAGAACGAAAAGAAAAATTAGAGAAAAAAGAAAAGGAACTTCTTAAAAAAGAAAAAGAGTTTATAAAAAATAGGGTTTTTAAAGGTAATGAGGATGACGTTGATGCCAAATAGAAAAGAAATAAAGTGTGCCATATGCGGAAGAAAGTGTAAAGGCACAAGAGGGTTGGCTTTTCATTTAAGATCACACAGTGTATCCAATGAAGAGTATTATCTTACATATATTTGTCCCGATTCAAATAGATGTGTTATTTGTGGACAGCCTACTAAGTTTAACAAGTTGTCTAAGGGTTTTTATAAAACATGTTGTAAAGAATGCAGAATAAAATCATTCAAAATGGAATATAATAAAACATGTATGGAAAGATACGGGGTTAATAGCCCAATGAAGTTGGATATTTTCAAAGAAAAAGTCAAAAACACTATGATTAAAAATTACGGTGTAGATAATATAGCAAAAAGTAAAAAAATACAAAATATTAAAAAAGAAAATCATTTAAAAAAATATGGTGTAGAAGCCCCTGCTCAACGAGATAGTATTAAAGCTAAAATGGCAGCAACTAATATAGAGAGGTATGGTGTAGCTTTTGCGTCAAAAACAGATAAAGTTAAAGAGAAAGTGAAACAAACAAATTTAGATCGTTATGGGGTTTGTGCTCCCCTTCAGAGTAGCAGTGTTCTTGATAAAATGAAAAAGACATGTTTAAAAAGGTATGGTGTAGAAAATCCAGGACAATTACGCAAAACAATAGATGTAAATAAAGAGTTAATGCTGGATAAGATTATAAGTGGTGTGAGATTACAGTATTGTAGTATGTTAGATATTTCTAGTTACATTTCTACTAATAAAGATAATAAATATAAATTTAAATGTAATTATTGTGATAACATTTTTTTTTCACATTTAGAAAATGGGCATCAGCCAAAATGTCCGATATGTTTTAACGGAAGTTTGATAGAACAATATATTTCTGAAATTTTGTCAATGTTTAATATAAAATATATAACAAACGATAGAAGCATTATTAGCCCATATGAATTAGATTTTTATCTTCCTGATTATAATATAGCAATAGAATGTAATGGTATCTACTGGCATGCAGAAAACCAGCTGGCAAATAGAAAATTATTACCATGTAGTATAAGAAATTATCATTTATTTAAATATAATATGTGTAAAAAAAATGGAATAAAATTATTACAGTTTTTTGAAGATGAGATACTAGATAAAAAAGTTATAGTAGAATCGATGATTTTAAATAGACTTGGGTTATCAGAAAAACTATGCGGAGCAAGACAATGTAATATAGTAGATATTAGTGCTAAAATAGCAAATAAATTTTTGAACGATAATCATATTCATGGTAGAAATTATGGAAGTACAGATTCAATGGGTGCCATATATAAAGGTAATTTGGTTTCGGTAATGTCATTTAAAAAAGGAAACATATCGAGAAAATCTACACAAATGGAGTTAGATAGATTTTGTACTAAAACACATTATTATATTCCAGGCATTTCTTCAAAAATGTTTAGTCGTTTTTTAAAAACCAGACAGGTGTTTGGTAATATCCTCACGTATTCTGATTTACGTTTTGGTGTCGGTAGTGTGTATAAATATTTAGGTTTTAATTTTATTAGTCAATCTCTACCAAATTACTTTTATGTAATAGGTACGAAACGTAAACATAGGTTTTCATATAGAAAATCTGTTTTAAAAAATAAATTAAGAACATTTGACCCAACTTTAACGGAATATCAAAATATGTTAAGTAACGGGTATGATAGGGTGTGGGATTGTGGTCATTTTAAATTTTTATATGGTAAATAATGAAAAAAAAGTATTTCTTGGCGGAACTTGTAATGAAAGTACTTGGCGCAACAGGATGGTGATTTATTTACACGAAGAAGGGGTCGAATGGTTTAATCCCGTTGTTCCTGATTGGACAGAAGCATGTATGACACAAGAAATTAAGGAACGTGAGACTTGTGATTTTGTTCTTTATACAATTACGCCAAAAATGACAGGAGTTTATTCCATTGCTGAAGTTGTCGATGATAGCAATAAAAGACCAAGCAAGACTATTTTGGTGCTATTACGTGATGATAGAGATTTGCGTTTTTCAAAGGGGCAGTGGAAATCACTTGGTGCTGTAGCCAAAATGGTTACTCGTAATGGTGGCAACGTTTTTGATAGTTTAAAATCTGCTGCTATATACATTGGTGGCAAGTAAAATGAAGTCATATGAAATAGTTAAAGCACAAGCTAACAGTTTAGTATCTTTTTATCGCCAACATCCAGTAATTGCTGCTTATGATTTATTAGGTGTTACACTTGATGAAATCCAACGTATTATTTTTAGAGACATGTGGTTTAAGGATTATGTTATTATTGTAGCTTGTCGTGGTTTAGGTAAAAGTTTTTTACAAGCATTGTTGGCAACTTTAAAAGCATTACTATATCCTGGTCATAGAGTCGGTTTAATTGGAAGTTCGTATAGACAAAGTAAAGTAATGTTTCGAGAAGTAGAAGCCTTATATCAACAATCGGAAATATTTAGAGAAGCCACAATGCGGGCTCCAGTAAAGAGTACAGATATGTGTGAGGTAAAATTCAGGCCGGCAGGGAAGTATTCAGGTTCGTCTATTTTAGCTATCCCTTTAGGTAATGATGGTTCTAAAATTAGAGGCCAAAGATTTTTCACAATCTGCGTGGATGAATTCGCGGTTGTGCCTGAGCAAGTATTTAATCTTGTAATTAGACCTATGGCAGCTACTACTCATGACCCCATGTCAAACGTAGCAAGAATGAAAAGACAGAAAAAATTAATAGCATTAGGTTTAGAGGTGGAAGAAGAGTCTAATGTTAATAAAATAGTTATGACCTCGTCTGGGTTTTTTAAAGTTAATCATATGTGGAATCGAATGAGGCATTATTGGAAAAAAATAGAATCAGGCGATAATACTTACGCTGTTCATCAAGCTTCTTATACTGATTTGTCAGAAGGGTTTTTAAATAAAGGTAACATTGAAGAAGCAAGAGAAACAATGCCACGAGCGTTGTTTGAGATGGAGTATTGTGGAAAAATGATTTCCGATTCCGAAGGATTCTTTAAAGCGTCAATGATAGAAGCGTGTATTGCTAATAAGTTAGATAATTACTTTAGTGTAAAACTAAAAGGAAATAAAGATTCAAAATATGTTATGGCAATAGACCCAGCTAGAACAAGCGATTCTTTTGCTATTCTTATTTTTAAAGTTAGTGAAATTATTACAAAACTTGTTTATGCTGTTACATATACAGGTATAAGCTCAATAGAAACTGTTCACGAAGTATTTAGATTAAGGGATAATTTTGATTTAGTTAGAATCGTAATGGATTCACAGGGTGGTGGACTTAATATAAAAGATTTACTTGAAGCTGGTATAGATAATAATAAACCTATTTTAGATTTATTAGATAAGGATAACTATGGAAAAGATGGGGATTTAATATTACAGCTGTTTAATCCGAGTCCATCAACAAACACTGATGCTAATTTTACAGCATTAGCTATGTTGGAAAAGAATAATTTTTTGTTTCCTGGTCCTCCGCAGTTTGGGTATGAGGAAGAGGATGATTTATATGAATATATAGAGTTATTAAAAAGACAGATATTAAGTATAGTAGTAACCCAAAACCCTAATGGGAGTTTGAATTTTAATACTCAATCAGCAAAAGCTAAAAAGGATTTATATTCATGTTTTATAATGGGTTGTTGGGTGATAAAACAAATAGCAAAAGAGAGAGAGATGTCTACTGAACAGGAACAGATACTGTCTTATACAGGTGTTATAAATAATAGAACAGGTGGTTCTATGAATAATCAGTACATAGATAGAGTAAATAATTTCGGCGGTGGAATAAGGCCGTTGATAGTTCCTACTGTAATATAATAGGAGAATGCGGTTATGGTCAAAAAAGATTTAAATATTTTAAAAGGCGAACTTAATACTAAGTATGATACTAATATATTAGATATCCAAGAAAATAAAGACGGCTCTGTATCATTTATGGTTGATAAATCTTCTGTTTCTCCGGGTTTTCTTAAAGATAGAAAAATAAATGATAGTAAAGTAGTTGGTTCTGTTGTTAGCAGACCAAGAATGGATAGAACATATTTAGATCTTCAAAATAAAACAACTGTAGCACAGAGGAAACCACATGTTTTATATAAAAGATCTGCTGATGAGTATCTTAATGATCCTATATATGGTGCCAGTATAAATGTTTTAAGTAACTTTGCGTGTAAAGGTTTTGAAAATGATTCTGAGGATTTGGATATTAAATACTTTTTTGATTGTTGGTGTTTTGATACTAATTTTGAAGAAGTATTAGAGTGGGTATTTTTAGATTTTTTTAGAATGGGCATGGTTAGAACTTATAAAATTCTTGGTAAATATGTTCCTAGTATAAATAATATATCAGATCCTTCTGAAATTGTTAAAGATAAAAGCTCAAGTGCTGCCGGGGCTGTAGAAGATAAAGTTTCAGGTGCTGCCAAAGTAAGATGGTCTAAAAAAGATATACCTTTAAAATATACAGTTCTTAATCCAAATTTTGTTGAAATAGAAGGAAGTTTACTGTTTGGTGATGCTAAGACAACTTTAAAACCAAATACTGAACTTAAAGATTTATTTAAGAAAAAAACAAAGGATTTAACTACAGAAGAGAAAAACTTAATTCAAAAATTACCGTCTAAATTTAAAAAAGCATTAAAAGATGGAAAAAATATACCATTAGATCCACAATTAGTAGGCGAGATTGATTATAGGAAGATGCCGTATGAAAGGTATGGTTTACCTCGTGGTGCTAGAGTATTTGAATCTTTAAATTATAAAAAGTCTTTACGTGATGCCGATCTGTCAACGTTAGATGGTATTACTAATTATATTTTAAAAATTACGGTAGGTAGTGATAAGTTTCCTGTTACTTCACAAGAGCAGTTAGAACAGGTAGCACAGTTGTTTAACACGCCTAGTAAATCTTTTGATGTAGTTTATAATCATACCTTGAAAATAGAAAAAATAACATCTCCAGAAATAGAAGCAGTGTTAGGTAAAGAAAAGTATGCACAAGTTAATGAAGATATTTCTGGTGGTTTATCTTTACCAAGAGTGTTACTTGACGGTGTTGGTGATTTGAATACAGCGGAAGTGAATACTGTTGTAAAGTCTGTTGTTGAAGAAATACATTATGCAAGAAAATGTGTAACTAGGTGGATATATAAAGAATATATATTTATTGCTGAGGCTCTTGGTTTTACTAAGATACCTAGAGTTAGATGGGATGATACTATACTTAAGGATATATTAATGTATATGTCTATAATAGGACAATTAGTAGATAGGCGTATGTTAAGTTATAAAACAGCTCTCGAACGTTTAGGTTTCAACTTTATGTCAGAGCTTACAAATATGCGTAAGGAACTTCCTATAGTACTTAATGAAGGTGCATTTGGTATTATAGGTAGTCCGTGGCAACAAGCGGCTGGATTAGCGTATACCCAAGATACTCAAATGGCCCCACAAGGAAGCCCATCGCAAGGAAAGCCTGTTGGTGAAGAACCTACTGAAAATCAAGATACTACACCCGACAAACAGAGTAAAGAAAACGATGGAGAAAGTAGTGCTAATATAGACGAAGAGTTGCTTAAAAAAGTTGGTGGATTAGATCATGCTTTAAAAATTAAGTTGTTGAAGTTAATCAATGAGTAGTGAAGAGTTGGAGGTAATCAATGTTTAAATTTAAGACATATGCTAAAGCCGAGTTAGTAACAGACGCGGATGGCGAGTTGATATTCCTGATGATGCCCCGTTTGATCTTTTGTTTTTTAAAGCCATTTATTTAACTAGTGGTTCAAACCTTAATCATGTGTATTTTGATAAAGCCGAGCTTACAAAGTCTATAGATACTGTAGCTAATAAAGCTATGGATATTGAACATGAGGAACAAGGTATAGTTGGTCATATATATGCTGCTTCGTTTTTTGGCGCAAAAAATAATGAGCCTATAGAAGCTGATAAGTTATCTAGTTATGAAGGTGAGGCTGATGTTGTTATAGCTGGAGTAGTTTATAGAGATAGATTTCCAAAATTAGCTTCTGAAATAGCAAAGGGAAGCTGGTATATTTCTATGGAAACTTATTATGCTTCTTTTGATATAAAGGTTGGTGATGTTTTGTTAGATTATGATACGGCTGTTTCTTTAGGTATGGCAGATCTTATAGGGCAAGATGTAACATTAAAGAAATCGGGAGAAGTAATTACGTCTGGAATAGCAAAAAAAGTAATTAGAGATTTACATTTTTCTGGAGGTGGTTTCGTAAAAGAGCCAGCTAATCCTACATCAGTAGTTTTAGATACATCTTGTAATAAAACAATTGATATAGCTGTTGTTACGTCAAAAAATGATAATAAAAATGATATTAACAACAATAAGAGAGATAATGTTGATATGGGTTCTAATAAGATGAATTTAGAAGAAGTATGTGCTTTTATTGAATGTTTGATAGAAGACTATGAAAAAGAGTTTTCGCGTCCCAATTATGATACTCTAATTAAAGAAGTTGATGATGCGCTGACTGCTGTTTCGGGACTTATTTGTAAAGAGTGTGCGAAGAAGTGGACAACTAAATATATAAATTCTTTGCCTAACAGTGCTTTTATTATTATTGAACCTGCTTATACTAGTGGTAAAACTGATAATAAAAACGCTAGACACTTACCTTATAAAGATGACGCAGGTAAAGTTGATTTGCCACACTTACGTAATGCTTTAGCAAGGTGTGGTCAAATTAAACCTGTTACAGATTCTATTTCTCAGGATTCATTAAGAAGTAAAGCCTGTAAGAAGGCACAAAGCCTTGGTAAGAAACATTTAAAGAAAAAGAAGTAAGTAATTAACTTTCTATTGTTTTATAGAAAGTATTTTTTTTAAAGTATTGTAGGGAGTTAACTAAATGTTTGTTAACCTATGATATGGTTGGGAGAAGTATCAATGGTTTTAACATATAAAATTATATATGTAATAGTTGTGGGGTCAAACTTGATAGAGATGTCAATGCCGCAATAAGTTTTAAAATGGCCGCAAGTTCTGCGGTGACAGCCTGTGGACACGGGGGCGCTGATCATGTTTTACATGATGATAACAGATGTTAATTATTAATGTTTGTTAACGAGTTTAGGACGGTTATAACTGATGGCGCTAAAAGATAAGAAACCTGTTCCAAATATGGTAGGTATGCGTGCTAATGCTGAAAAAGCTCTAATTATGAAAGATATGGGTAACGGTCATATGAGGCCTTTTATGTGGGGGTCTACTATTACTGTTGCTAGTGGGGATAATAATGCATTAGTAGCTAGTGGAACAATGGCGGATGTGTATGTAGACGAGGCTGTGTATGCTCTAAGTGATGGAGATTATCGTATCGCTAAAGATGCTGCAACACATACGGTAAAAATTGAGACGTTGACTACGAGTGGTGTTAATGCCGATTTTGATGTTGATGTTGTAGTATTTATGTCTACAGCTGCTACGATAGATATTAATGACTATACCGGAAAAAGAGGGTATTCGGTAGGTAATTATTAAAAAAAGAACAAATATTGGCACACAAAAGTGTGTATGTAATGATTGTGGGGTCAAACTTGATAGAGATGTCAATGCCGCAATAAGTTTTAAAATGGCCGCAAGTTCTGCGGTGACAGCCTGTGGACACGGGGGCGCTGATCATGTTTTACATGATGAATGAAACTGCTGTGGGTGAAGCAGGAAAAATAACGATAGCAAGTGTTAATCACTAACGTTTGTTAACGAATTTGGGACGGTTATATTATAATGATTGATCTTACGACCAAGACTGAACTTGAAAAATTAGTTAAGAATATTTTTTCTAAGAAAGAAGACTCTGATAAGAAAGAGATGCTTGTTGAGGCTTTAGAAAATGCAAAGTCTAAATTGGTAGAAACTTCTAATCTTATTGCTGAAAGGGATTCTGAAATTGCAGAGATGGCTACAAAGATAGAAGAGTTGGATGCTTCTGTTGAGACTCTTACTGCTTCTGCGACTGAAACTGATGAGACTCTTAAAGCTAAAAAAGAAGAATTAACTAAAGTTTCAGAAGAGTTAGAAACAGAAAAGGCAAAAACAGCAGAACATGAGTCTGCTATGGAAAAGAAAGATGTTGAAGTTACATCTATGAAAGAAGAATTTAAAAAAGTATCTTCTGAATTAGATACAATTAAGAAAGACGCTATTGTTGAAAAGCGTATGTCAGCTTTGGAGGAAGCAGGTTTGCTTCGTTCTGATGAAGAAGGCGTTACTGCTCAAAAAGAAAAAGTATCAGCATTTTCTGATGAGGAATATGAGATTTATAAAAAAGAACTAGAAGAAATTAAAGCTTCTATTGTTGCTTCTTTAAAGGATAAAACTATTGATCCTAAAAATAAAGATAAAGGTAATACAACTCTTAATTTAGAAGGTGATAACGAGCCTACTATAAAAGACATTGGAGAAGCTTTAGGTGAATTATTTTATGGAAAAAAAGAATAAAAGTAAATACGATTTAAGAATATAATGGAGGTAAGATAAACATGTTTATTCCTAGAGATCCTGTTAATGAAAATATGTTTTGTCAATATATAGCCACTACTTCAAGTGGTGGAACTGGAGAGTTTCTTGCTTATGCGGGTGCTGTTGTATACATTTGTGATGCTACTTGTGATAGTACACATGGTTCTAATACAGAAACCTATGTTAAAGTAAGTACTAGTGTGAGTGGTAATCACTTTGGTTTTTTAGAGCAGTCAATTAAGACTGGGTATCATTCTATTCACCCTGCAGGCTATATAATGGATAAAGATTTTGGGATGTCCCATGTAGTTGCACAGCCTACGTTTGCTGCGGGGACTCGTACTGTAAATGGTACTAAAGCTACTCCTGTTGGTATAGCCCATCTTGGTATTTGGGAAACCACACATTATAATAATGGTGGAGTTGCCATTAAATCCGGTGCTGCGATGTATGTCAGTGCAAATGATGGCGGTAAGATATGTACTTCTTCAAGCGGTGCTACTCAAGTTGCTTGGTGTATGAAGGGTGTTACTGCAGCTAAAGAAGCTAAGAATGTTTTGGGTACTACATTGTATCCAATTAGAATTAAACTTTTGATATAAAAGTAATAATGTTTAAAATATAGGCCGACGAAAAATTAGGCTATGGAGGATTATATATTATGGATAGAAGTGAATTAGTAAAGCTATTTAAAGCTGCTGCTTCTGTTGATGGGTCTGGTAGTATTGCTGCTCTTAAAGATTTTGCAGCTGCATTAACTATTCCTATTCTTCAGAAGATAGAGCTCGATTCTATTATGCGCGGTTTGTTTGCGGTTGAAAGATTAGAGCCGGGCGCACAAGCATCATATCCTATTGCAGACGATATGTATGACATCCCAGTGTGGCTTTTACCTGGGCTGGGTTATGTTGCACAGAACTTTATTGAAGGTATGGGAGAAGAAGTGTATATTCCTACTTTTGATATGGCTGCATCTGCAGATTGGAAAGTTAAATATGCTCTTGAAGGAAGAGTAGACGTTTTGGCAAAAGCAATTGCTAAGGTAGCAAAAACAATTGGAGAGTATGAAGATGACTGTGGTTGGAATGTGATTGTTCCTGCTGTAACTTCTGCTTGGGTAGCCCAAGGATTACTTACTGGTCGTCCTGCTCCTATATATGAGGTAGCTCCCGCTAGTCCTGGTGCTGGTTATCTTTCTAAAGAGCTAATCAATAAAATGATAGTTGGTATGGAACGTATTGGACGAAGACTTACTGATTTGTATATTAGTCCAGAGGATGCTGCTGATATACGTGAGTGGACTGATACTGATATTGATCCTGTAACTAGGCGTGAGATTTTCCAAGCTGCAGGTATGACAGGTATTTGGGGTGTAGCAATGCATCCAGTTAGACACCTCGGCGTTACTGGTAAGTATAACATTAATGGTTATGATGCAGAAGAGTATGAGTATAGTAAGTTTACTTGTGCTGATGGTGATGTTTTTCATGATTATACAATTACTAATGCAAATATTGTTAATGATGAGGGTGTTGTAACTCAATTAGGTGAAACTCAAATTTATGGATTTGATCTTTCGGTTAATGATTCATTAGTTATGCCTATCAAGAAAGAATATGAAGCAATAGATGATCCAACACTCTTAAGACGCCAGAAAATCGGCTTTTTCGGATGGCAAGAAATCGGATTTAGTTGTTTAGACCCGAGAATGATGTGTATGGGAATTATAGATAGATCACTATAAGTTGTTATAATGTTTATATATTTGAAGCCCTAGCAGCAATGTTAGGGCTTTTTATTGGTATAAAGCAAAAGATAGATGTTTATGGTGTTATATTTTGGCACAAGTATTGCATTAAATATGTTTAAACTAGTGAGGGGTTTTTATGCCGAAGTATAAACCGAAAAAATGTAAGTTATGTAATGAGTTGTTTATACCGACTTCTGGTAACCAGCTTGTTTGTCTTGATTGTATTCCAGAACGTAAGAAAATCTATATATCAAAATATGGTAAAGAAAAACATATAAAAAAACAATTAGCTAAAGGGTTGGGTAAGCCACAAAAATGCCCTTTGTGCGGCGAAATATTTATTACTTTAGATAGCAAGAGAAAGTATTGTGGTTCTGAAGAATGTGAAAAAATAAGATGTGAGATAAAAAGTAAAAAAATACAAAAAAGAAGAACAGAAATACGAAAAAAGAAAAAAGTAGACAAATTAAAACATTTTTTGTTTAAAGTGTATAATACTGAAGAATTTAAGGGTGAGATAAAAATAAAGAACACATCTGGTCAAATAACATATTCTGATGAGTATGTTAAATATTATTTTTCAAAATATGGTTATAAAGTATTAGATAAATATAAAAATTTTGGAACAAAAATGAGTGTTATTTGTCCAAACAACCACCCACAAAAGATATCTTTTCAAAACTTTTTTAGAAAAAATCAAAGATGTAAGCAATGTGCTATTGAATCAAAAACATGTGGAACAAAGTGGGAAAATGATATTTTTATGCTACTTACAGAGAATAATATAAATTTTGATTATAGGGTACGAACAATATTAGAAAATAAATTGGAATTAGATTTCTATATTCCGAAATATAAAGTTGCTATAGAGTTGTGTGGTCTATACTGGCATTCCGAGATTGGTGGAAAAAAAGAAAGAAAATACCATAGAAATAAATATTTGGAATGTGTCAAGAAAGGTATAAGGTTAATAACAGTATTTGAAGATGAATATGTTAATTTTCCTGATGTTGTTAAATCTAGGATTTTACATGCTCTTGGCGTATCAACACAAAAACTGTATGCTAGAAAAACAGAAGTAAAAATAGTTAATAATAAACAGGCTTCTAACTTTTTGAATAAAAGTCATTTACAAAAAAGTTCGCCGTGTAAATTTAGTATTGGAATGTTTGAAGGAGAAAAACTTATTGGTGTTATGACTTGGGGCGCTATGTCTAGGGCACATGCTAAAGTAGACGGATTACCAACACTTGAATTAAAAAGATTTGCGTTTAGTTCTTATTTACATGTTGTTGGGGGCGCGTCCAAAATGTTTAAATTTTCTATCAACTATATAAAAAACAATTTAAGAGAAATAGAATTTATTAAGTCATATTGCGATCTGAGGTATGCTAATTATAAAAATACTATTTATTCTGTTCTAGGTTTTGATTTATATGATGAAACAACAGGTTCTCCTCATTATATAGGTAACAATTATAATTCTCGTATTAGAAACCAGTCTCTGAGAAAAACTAAAGAAGAAAGGCTTTTAGGAAAAACAGAATGGGAGTTAAGAAAGGAACAAGGTTATGATAGGATTTGGGATTGCGGTCATAGGTCATATATTTTTTATATAAGATAGTGTTTGTGTGTTAAAATTCTTCTGCCCGCCAAAAAGAAATAACCCCACTAAACCAATTATAGTAAGGGATTTAATTCACAAATAGGAGATTTATTATGGAAGGTTATGTCAAGAACATAGGAAAGGCGCCGATTTATTGAACGTTAATGAAATTATTACTTTTGATACGTTGTTAAAAAGGTTTGGAGACGTGGCCGATACAAGTAGCGAAAGAGTGTTTGCCGATTGGTTATCGAAGAATAAATTCATAAATAAAAGTAGATGGCAAATAGTTACAAAAAAGGCAGCTAAAGTAAAAAAAATTCCGGCCACAGAAGTATCGTCTGATGAAACAAAAGTTAAATTAGAGAAATTGGAAAAACCAGAGAAAGTAGAACCAGAAGAAATAGAAAAAATAAAAGAAATAGAACCCGTTTCTAAAGTTACTGCTACTAATAGAGAGATTATAAAACAATCAGTTGCTGGTGTAAAGAAAGAAATGACCATCGATTATATTGTGAATATAAAAACTCTAAATATGAAAAAAGAAATTAATAGAATTGATGATTTAAAACTTTTAAAAGTAGCTTTAAAGAAAGCCGAGGGTATGACAAAAAAAGCAACATTATGTAATGCACTTAGAGATAGAATAACGGAATTAAGTGTTAGATAATAATACTTGGAGATATAAATTATGTCTGATGAATATAGAAAACTTAGATATGTAAAATTTTATAAAGACAGAGTCAATGTTGGTGCTGAAGGTTATAACCCACAAATAATATTATATTATAATAGTTCTGATGAGCTTATAAAGGTTAGAGAAGCGTGGCGTGGGGATATTTGGGAACAAACTATTTCTGGAACTACTACAGGTAGCGGAATAATGGGTCAAACAGTTGATTATGAAACCTATTTTGACCCGTGGGTAAAAGTGTAATTGAGTTAATTTATGATAGTATTGAATAAATTTAACGCTGAGACTATAACGCATACTTTAAGTGGAACAAGACATACTGGGCAATTATCTGATGACCAAGTTCCTGATTATATTACAAGAGATTCAGAACTAACAACCCTTTCTGGTAGTCTTCAAATTGATATAGATAGTAAATCTGATACTGGACATACCCACGCTGAATCTGATATCACCGACTTCGATAAATACACAACAGCTGAGGTGGATACAATCTCAGGCAGTTTGAGCACCGAGATTGATTCAGATATTACAACACATTCAGCTAGCGGTGATCACGATGGGCGTTATTACACAGAAAGTGAGGTTGAC